TCATTGTCAGGTACATAATCAAAGTACTCACATAATATATTGTATGCTTTTTGATATCTTTTAAACTCCTTGAAGTTTTTATCGACATCTGATATTGCTTTTGAATAGTCTTCTTCTAATTTTTGTAGATATAGAAGTAGTGCGTCTAATTCTTTATCTACTCTTTTAAACTGCTCGTAACCTTTGCTCATGATTCTCTCCAGTGTTGTTGTTAACTATTTCACTTACCCAACCTGCTCCTGCGACGTATTTAGTTTCTACTCTGAAACCTAGCTCGTCTAGTTCTGCAGTCAGTTCAAGTATTTTTTTATTAATATTTATTGCTCTTTTATCTCTATCTTCTCTATCTTTACCCATTTGTCCTCCTGGTTAAGTACATAGTATCCTAGACTTTGATTAACTCTATCTAGGTCTTTTATGAATCTTCTCATCTTTTCAGTAAATATAATATTATTCTTATTAAGATGACCTTCGTCTTTTATAGACCACGTCTTGTTTGTTGCTTTACTCATCTATACCTCGCATTACAGACGTCAAAAGTTTTATAGCTTTCTTTACTTCTGCATAACTTTCGTCGTCATTGTTTTCTTCTAGTCTATCTAGCAAGTCGTATAATATAAAATATATATCTTTAACTTGTAAATACTTTGTATCGTCTAATATATTTATAGTATTCATTAACATCTACCTCCGTCTAATATTCTATCGTATTCATCTCTATTGCCCATAGTTTCTTCTGCCACAATCTCTTTAAATTCAGAGTAAGTAACAACTTCTTCAGAGCAGTCGCAATCTTTCATATAGTATTCTTCAATACCACAATATCCACAGACCATCATATCGTCTGTATCTATCATTTCTATAACACCTTCTTTGTGGTCAATCATATTTCCCTCACATTGTTCACATTGTTCAACAAAAACTTTAGGCTCGTCGCCCTTTACTGAGTTACCACACTGACATATAACAGCGGGTGTCCATAAACCCTTGGACGACTTGCCCTTTTCTTCCGATATAAAACTAAGATAACTCATTATCTTTGGTCATCTGCATAGTCTTTTTGTTTCTCGTTCCATGCATCATATATATTTTGATTGTGTGATTCACACTCTGCTATCTCGTTGATAAATGTATCGTGAGCAAAGTCTGTATCGTATATATCTAGACCAGTCTCTTCATCGTGAGTCCACGGCACTAGTATAGTTATTACTTTATCTTCCATTATCTTACCTATTGTTAGTGAGACAGATAGAGGTGCCCAACCAATGTACTTGCAAACATTAACAGACCAAGAGCGGTCGGGTTGTATACCGACACTAGCCTTTTGTCTAGTATTAATTGTTTGTATATGTACTTTCTATCTGTCTCAATTATTAAAATCATACCCAAATTTGCCTATAAAAAATATTAATGTCAAGTAAAAAAGTAAACATTTTTAAAAAATATTTGGCGGTTATCTTGCCCTTTTTGACTGTTATCTTGCCCATATATATATATTAAATCAAAAAATTTTCCCGAGGGGCGTTAGCCCCTCAGGATTGTCTAGACTAGAATGGTAAGTCTAGCTCTTCGTCTACTGAGCGATGAATCTCTCCATCTCTGGTGTTTTCTAGATACTTCACTATATTGTCGTAGTGTCCCTCGAAATTAATTCTTCGGAAGACAACCTCTGACTCTGTATCTGAGTTGTAATCACCAATATAAGTATTGAAGAAGCTCGTATGATACCAGTCTGAACTTAGTCTATCGTTAAAGTAGAAGTAGGGCGTTCCTGTGTCGTAAAGCCTAACCTCTATTCTGTCTATCATAAGACTATGAGCAGTTAACTTCTTGGTATCTCTGTCTATGTACACCGAGCCATGATTGTGCTTATGACAAAACTCGAGATGTCTCTCAGGAGTATGTCTATTTTCAAGTCTATCAAGACTTCTCTCTCTGTAGTGTTCCACTACCCAGTCGGGTAAGTCCATAGAACTCATCAGAGAAGGCATATTCATGACTGGATTCCATCTTCTTCTCAGTATCTCTACAAGGCCTTTCATAGCCTCGTTCAGACAATAGTCTGCTGATTTATCAGAGATACTCATTAGTTGCTCGGCATATGGTTTGCACAGAGCAATCATCTGTCTATACTCTTTGATATTTACTTTCTCTTTTAATTTCTTACAAGTATTCTCGAAAGTATCAAAGTCGTATTCTCCATCAATGAGAACATGCTTATCACGATAAACAACTTTCTCTAGACTGCTAAATATATTCTCGTCTCCTGTTAGGACTCCAGGTGTTGACAAGAATTCTCTACTTAGAGCACTTCCATGCTCCTCGTATAACTCGTTTGCAATCTCTTTTGCGTAGTCTATTAAAGTTGTCCAGAAGATAGCCCATGCTCTCATCTTTGTCTCGTTAAGAGTTCCATTGTGGTATCTTATCTCTATGCTACCTATCCCATCTTCTCGTAGTCCAGGGTGCATATTCAAGCCATAGTACCTCTTGTCGTTCCAACGACTATCGCTGTATCTATTCGTATCATACCAGTAGTCGATGAAGTCATCTCTATCTCTAACATTGTTCAACTCGTAAAACGCTTGAGACATTGGTTGACAATATCGATTGTTTCTTCTCGATGGTGGTAGCATACTATACAAGTGAGGCTCTATGGTTTTGACTATACCTGCTATTACGACTCTGTGATACCAGTCAAGGTCTCTGGCGTCGAAGTGCATGTGTTGTCCACAAGATACATCGACATAGCCATCTGCCTCTCTTTTGATAGTATCAGTTATGATAGCAATTTCTCTCCATAGATAATCTCCTCTGCGAGGTTTCATATCTACTTCAGAGCCGACAAAACCCTCTTGAGCACGATTTAGCGAGCCATCTTGTCCAGAAGTATCTCTGGAATGCTCGTAATGTACTCTGTATTCTCGATTTATCTTACTCATTAGAGTATTATTTATCATATGTCCGATTTCATAGCTATCGTCAAGAGAGTTATAGTGCTCTATCTCTATACCGACATGTCTTTTGCTCGGTATTTTGTTATATGTATTAGGCACTATCCATCTGTGTTCGTCTTCTGTGCGATAAGCTATACCCTCTCCAGTATGGGGTATTTCTACTCTATGAGCAAGATACTCTGGTATTGCAACATCAGGACTGCTTAACTCGTCGTTTACATACCACTCTGGATATGTATTAGGAGGATTACAACTATCGCAATAATACTCTCCAGTATCATCACAATAGTTATAGTCTCCGTACTCGGTGTCTATCTCTGCGTCGCAGTCTTCACAATTACGAAACCTATCGTTGTAGGCGTCTTGAGAGAAGTATTCTCCGACATTTTCAGAGTAGCACGCATCATCGATATGTACAACATCTCCAGTCTCGTAGCACTCTACATAGTCGTCTGCACAGCTTTCGCAGATTTCCTGTCCCATGTCGTTTGTATAGCCATATTCTACATCATCTGTAGTTAGCTCATTATCACAATCTGAACAACATAGAGACACTAGATTCGTCTCTTCTGCTGGCTCTTTATATCCTTCAGGAGGCATAGTCAAACTCCATTTCTTCTTGCAGAGTATCTTTGCTAGCTATGTAGCCACCCTGCTCGAAATATTCATAATCGTATAACCTCTCGACCAGACACCATCTATTTGGAGTTAGGTTGCTCTCTGCATACCATTGTCCATTACGAGGGTCGAGGAAATACCACTCTTCCTCATCTGCATTGTATTCCCAGTATTCACTCGAATCTCTTTCTTCTACTGGGTATAGATTCTCTAGAGTATCCAAGCCATAGTCCATCATCTCCATAACTTCTGATACAGAGACATAACCATCGTCGGGTACATCTTGATTTAAGAATCCAAACTCTATATCAATGTCTATGAAGTCGGAATAATCTGTGTCGTCTTTATAGTCGTTGATATCGTAGTAGTTCGAGTATACTTGATACTCTCTGCTTTTGTATTCGAAGTCTGTCTTGTCTACATTAGTTGCTAGACCATCAAACTTGCGAGTGTCAAAAGCATACAGAGTATTTGTATTAATCTGGTAATGCGTACACTCTACACCAGCAGAGGCAAACGCTTTCTCTAAGAAGCCTGCTTCAGAAGCATAGTATAGTACTCGTGCTTTCTCCCAGTAGGCTAAATAGCAAGGACGATTTTTTTCTCTCGCTAGGTATAGTGTATGAGTATTATTCTTAACAAAAGAGATTGCAAAGTCTCCATCTAAATGACTCGCAACGGCGTTCATATCAGTCTCTCTGTCGACTAATTCGAACAGATACTGAGTGTCTACTGAGCACGCTTTACCGACTTCTTTTTCAAGTTCGGTGGTGTTGTATAGACAGCCATTGTGGGCTCCGATAGTATTCCCGATATGAAATGGGTGAGCATTCTCTAGCGAGATTTCGCCCATTGTAGCAAATCGAGTATGTCCTATATAAATACTAATGTCGTTCATTCTACGCAGAGCATTACTGAACTGAGTAGTCTTTACGAACTCGGAAGATGGAGACAACGACTTATGTACGAGGCTATTACCCTTGCCAATCTCTGCAAGACCTGAAGAATGCCTACCTCTTGACTCGCTACTGATAGCGAGAGATGTCAAGATAGTCTTGGCTTTCTTTAGTTGCGTCTTACTGAGTGGACGAGGGCTCTTAGCCATTCCATATATTCCACACATAAGGCATCATTCTCCTATATTAGTTAAAGTAATAGACGCCCAGAGAAAAGAGTGGGTATCTCTAGGCGTTTCGTCGTATAACGACTCGTCAGTATTACTATTGTATCTCGTCCATAATAGACTTAAATACATTGTAGTCTGTCTGCAGATTATATGTCGTATAATCAATTCCTGTCTTCGCTTTCGTTTTGAGAGTCTTCTGTATAGTAGCCTCTCTCATGAGAGCGTACTGCTCTGTCTTGATACTTTGCATAAGTTGTAGTACCTTGTTGTACTTCTCTTCTATGCGTCGCATTTGCAGTAGAAGTTCTCTTCTCTCTGCTGTTTGTTTGTCTGGCATATAAGCCTCCTTTACTTTGTTTAAGTTCTACTTCTCCGAGACTATCCATCTCGAGAAAGTCTAGTAATATTCTATTCGCCTTTTCAATCTCGGCGTTATGAATGCTTATCTTTTTTGTATAATGTCTTAACATCTCGTGTCCTAGACGATTATATTTTGCTGTCTGGAAATATATCTTACGAGCCTTGACTTGCTTAGGGTGTAAGCCCTGCTCTGATAATATCTCTCTATGCATATCTACTACTTGTAGGCACTCTTTTATCTTGCCTTTACTAAGGTTTAGGCTCGTCAGTAGTTTAGGTGTCTTGCGTTTAGACATTCTCGTTAGCTCCTGTTGTACAACGCCTTGCGTACATATTCTGCGAACATGTCGAAGCGTGCTCCTGTCGTGTTGCTGTTGACGGCGCTGTGTATTCTCATACTACTATAATCTGAGTATATCTCTATGCAACCTTGTTGTCCTGCGAGATGTTTATGCCTGAGTATAGACTTGATTGCGTCGTTTAGGCTATTCGTATAGTCCATCGTCATGTCGGTACGCACCCAGAAAGGGTGGTCGTTGTCTTGTGATGGCTCGTAGTAGAGTTTGTAAGAACTCGTACCACTTTTCTGTATGGTAACGCTAAGAGTCGGTTTCATCTCTTCGAGAGATACTTCCTTAGTCTGAGTGCATTTGCATGTCGGACAAGTCTCGCGTCTAGTAATCGTCGTTACGTTCATTGTGTTCTCCACAAGTTGTTCTCGGTGCCCTGCCGAGATGGTTATAATATTCTGGGCTTTGCCCAAATTTAAATATAAAACTTTGCTCTCGCAAGAACTTTGTTGGACGCGTCCCTTATCCTCTATTATCTTGCCTGGCGAGGCGAAGCGAGGCGATTAAATTTGCGTAAGCAAATCGCCGAGCGAATATCTTGCCAAGCGAAAATCTTAGACAATTATCTAGCCTGAGTTGGTGGGGTTTAAAAAAAAACGAGCCAATTATCGTGCCATACACTCTAATATCTAGCCAAGCCTGATGGGTTTGAGTTGTACTGTTGGAGCTGATTTTTGGTCTCGAAAATATTTTAAAATAATTCTTGTAATTCTCGTTTTTTAGCCCCAATTTCTCTTATATGCGAAGCGATAAAGACAACAAGACAAATAAGGAAACCGAAGTTCTCGGGAAAGGAGGTAAAGCGACTATGGCAAAAAGAACAACAATTGAAACTTCTGAAGAGTTCAACGAGTTGTATTCTCAATTAGTTCCGGCGATTAATACCGATGCCGAGTTTCATTCTAGATTCAGATTGAAAGGCTCGGCCGGTGGAACTAAAAGCGAGGTTATGTCTGCATATTCTAAAGAGTGGAAAAAATTAGAATCTCAAGTAGATTCTCTTAATGCTCTACTTATTAGCGATGATGTGCGAGACACTGCCGGCGATTCTGTTTTAGTTCGTGTTATGGTATCCAAATATGATAATGCGACAAGTTCAGAACAAATGGCATATAACCGAGTGTTAGAGAATCACTCGAAGAAATAATAGGTTGACTTTGTCGCTTCGCTTACTTAGTTCTCGTGGGGCTCAGAACTCGGGGGTTTGTCTCTGCGTTTCCCTTGACTCGGCAAAGTTTTGCGGTAGCAAATACTTTGAAGTGTCAATGGGTTTAAACGCTTGTAGAGAGGAACTCGTGAGTTCTGAGTCCCTAAGAGAACAGAGTAAGCGAAGCGAAGTGCAACGGAGCGGAGCGATTACCAAATTTTCAACCTAATTTGTAATTTTCAATTTGGAAAAAGACCGGCACGGTCTTGTGAAAACAAAAGAGACACACAAAATTGTGCAATTTTTGAGTTTTTGAACCTTTTTATGGTTTTTCCCTTAGAGTTCATAGAGTTTCTCTAGAGATGCTGTAGAAAAATTTTTTTTAGAAAAATTTACAAAGGGAAAGCTTATAGCTCTCTTAGTTTCCGTCCTTCGGACTCCAAAAAATACAAAGTTGTCTTTATGTGCGTCAAGACTCTTTTTGTTTATTTTGTAAAAAATTTTTTTTCTGGGGTATTTGTAATAAAAGTGTTGACATAAATAAAAATTTTGTTCTAATTTGCTGTGTATTCAAATTAATAGGGAGAAAAAAATGCAAAATAATGTTGGAAAAATAAAAATTGGTGGACATTCTTATCAAGTAATAGAATTAGAATTAGTTCACGAAGAAAGTAGTAAGGAATTGTATGGTAGACACGAAGTTAAAACTAATACTATACTACTTAATAACACTATACACCCAGATAGAAAGAAAGAAACCTTCATTCATGAAGTATTACACGCAATATTACTCAATGGTGGTCACGAACATCCAGAACATATCATTGATTGCATCTCAAATGGCTTATTTCAATTAGGAGTAGGAGAACATCTATGGAAAAGCTTAAAAAAATAATTCGTATAGCTAAAGAAGAAGGCGACAAAGAAACTGTGCAAAAGCTACAGCAAGAATTTGACGCAGAATTAGAGAAAATACGCAAAAACCTTGATTGGAAGCGCTATGAAGAGGTCTTAAGAGGCCTAGAAGATAAACCTGATATGGAGGATTTTCCTAAATATGACAAAAAAAACAAATAACGATGTAATAGAGTACATCAAAAAAGAATATCCAAACACAGAACAAGAGTTCCAAGTACTGTTAAATGAAATGTATAAGACATTTTGTAGAAAACAATTTGACTATGGGCCTGGAAACATAGCAATGGGAACAATGTTGAAGGATAGTAAAGAAATCAATACATCACTACTAGGTATTATAGTAAGGATGAATGATAAGATAAACCGACTAGTTAATTTAGCCACTAAACACGACTTCGAAGCACAGAATGAGCCTTTAGAGGATGCATTCTTAGATGTTGCGATATATTCGGTAATGGCATTAATAGTCAAAAACAACAAATGGGGCAAATAATATGAATGACTACGAATACAAGTTGAGAGAATATTCTCTAACATTGTCTCCAAAGCAAATAGAATATATTAGCCTTGCTTTAGAGAATCTTGGTATTGGTGGAGTTGAGGATAATTATTTTCTAAATGACTGTGGAGAGTTTGTTTTAGAAGATATGTGGAATCAAATTCATGAACTAGAAAAGAAGGCGGGTAAATAATGGCTGTAAATAAATGGACAGAAGATGAAATTAGAATCTTAGACCAATACGAACGTACTGCTAAATCTGCATTTGTATTATATCAGGAAATTAGAAAGGCTGGATATAATAGAACGTATAAAGCAGTAACTAAAAAGATAGAAGCCTTAGGACTTCGTAAGCCTACAAGATATACTTCAGGTCATGATATCACTATTGGATACTTAGATATTGAAACTACTGGGTTTAGTGCTAATATTGATTTAATGTTATCCTGGTGTCTTAAAGGTAGAGGAGTTAAGAAGGTTGAAGGTGCTTGGATTACTAAAGAAGAGCTAATGTCTGAAAAACAAGATGCACGTATCGTAGAGCTTCTAGTAGAAGAAATGAACAAGTATGATGTAATATTCACATATTATGGTACTAGGTTTGATATTCCTTTTATTAGAACAAGAGCTTTGTATCATGGAACACACTTTCCAATGCATAAAACAAAATCACATAAAGACTTGTATTATGCTGTAAAGAGTAAACTAAAGTTACATCGCTCATCTTTGATGGCGGCAACAGAGTTCTTTGGTATTGCTGGTAAAACAAGAGTAAAACCAGAGCACTGGCAAAAAGCACGTTGGGGTGATGAAAAATCAATGAAGTATATTTATGAACACAATGTTGCAGATGTAGAGATTTTAGAAAAACTACACAGAAAGATAGAAGACCATACACCACCACAGGTGAATGTACTATAGGAGGAAATATGTCAAAAAAAGAACAAAAGTTAAAAATAATGGATAATGGTAAGGAAATTGACTTTTACTTGTCTGAACTATCAGATGAAGCAAAAGCTCAATACAATCGTGCTAACGAACTTGCTGGTCAAATGATGAGATTAGACCAACAAGCAAACGAATTACGATTTCTTGCTAACAATTACATTCGTTTTGTTATTGACGAGCTAGACAACAAAGATGTTGACGACAAAGAGAAAAAATAAATAAATTATGAAAACTCGAGTCGTCAATAACATAACACATCGTTTATATGATAATATAGATGAATTTAGAGAATATCAACCAAATGTAAGTTTGGTAGAAGATTGGAGACACTCTAACAAAGGTGATTGGGTGTTATGTGATGATGGTCAGGTTTGTCAAGTATTGCATTTAGGTGTTCTTAAAAGAAAAGGAGCCAATACAAATACTTTTATTAGGACTGTTATTGGTTCCTTTGTCTGTAGTGAGTCTGTGAAAATGGATGGTGATATGAGGACAAACATGCATACGTTTGCAAAAGACGGAGAATCTCCTAGTGTAAGACGTAAAAAAAGAAAGAAAGCAAATGAAAAAGAGTTTTTGTTTGCATCTTACGTTGCAAAAGGAGATGATGTGGTAAAGGCATATATGAATGCTTTTCCAAGTAATAATGAAAAATACTCAGAACAACAAGCAAAAATGTTGTTAAAAACTGAAAGGGTACAGAACTTGATAAGAGAAGAAATAGATAAACACTTGCAAGAAGCTGAAATTACTCCAAAGTATCTTTTGGAAGAAATGAGAAATATTATAGACAAACCTGATAGCAGTGATAGAGATAGACTATCTGCATTAAATACATTAATTAAAATAACAGGAATGTTAGATACAAGCAAAACTACAGAGACTGTAGCTTTATTCCAAGGATTTTCAAAGGAGCAATTAGATGCAATTCAAGAATCGAAATACAAAAAGATATCAGAAAGCAGCAAAATTACTGAGAAGTAGAAAAACTAGATGTATAATCTGCGATAGTAGAATTAGACTTACTGGTGTTTTAATGATGGATATAGCAAAGAATGATGTCAAAGGAATTAAGTGCATTGAGTGCATATCTGAATATGATACTAACTTTAATATAAAGGAAATTGGTGTATGTCCACACAAAGGAATAGCATAATGAGATTAGCTGCATACGGAACATTAAGAAGAGGCGGCATAGATATTGGTGTCATAGAAGGATTTAGTTTAGTATTTCCTGGAACACAATCTTTTCCAGCTATGATAAAGAATGAAAATGGAAAAGGAGTAGTTGTAGAATTATTAGATGTTGATAAGGAAGACCTAAATGCTATGGATAGATATGAAAACGTAGAAGGCGGTCTTTATGTAAGAACAACTGCAAATGTGGAACTTTTAGATGGAACTAAAGAAAAAGCTTGGGTATATGTAGCTGGTCCTGTTTTATGGGAAAAGTCTAAAATATTTACAGAAGTTCCTGATGGAGATTGGTTTTCAGAAAAAACTGCAAAACTGCTAGGCAGAGTATATGAGCAAAAATTCAAAGAAGTCATTTAATATTATACCACCAGACCTTTCTCAAAAAGAAAAAGCTTTAGAGCTTGCTAAGAAAGATATAGTTACTTTTGGTCAAATGTTTTTACCAGAAGACTTTATGAAATCTACTCCTGCTCCATACCAGTACGAGTTAAGTGACTTACTTCTTGGAGAAGATAAACGTATTTGTATAATATTACCTCGTGGTCATGCTAAGTCAACATTGGCTAAAACAGCTTTGTTATATCAGTTGTACTTTGCTCCACCAGAAAGAAAACAATTTATAGCTTGGGTATCAGAAGAACAATCTCAGGCTATTGACCATATTAAATATATACAAAATCACATCGATATGAACCCTGCATTACAATATTACTTTGGTGATTTAAAAGGTAGTAAGTGGACAGAAAAAGAATTTACTACTGCAAGAGGAGATAGAATCATTGCAAAAGGTACATCTCAACGTTTACGTGGTCGTTCTCAATTAGGGTTAAGATATACAAATATTATTCTTGATGACTTTGAATCAGAATTAAATACGAAAACACCAGAAAGAAGAAGAGAGATTAAAGAATGGGTAATGTCAACAGTAGAACCCGCTTTGGAAAACTCAAAAGAAAATGAAGGTTCTATATGGCTTATTGGAACAATAGTTCATTATGATTCATTTCTACAAGGAGTTTATGATGGGTCTATAAAAGCTGAAAAAGAGAATAGAAAGTCTGCTTGGAATGTATTATATAAAAAAGCAATTGTAGATGGTATACCATTATGGCCTAACTATTTTACCAAAGAAAAGCTTGATGATATTAAAAGAAGATTTAGTGAGATGGGACTTTTGCATAAGTTCGCTCAAGAATACCAAAACGAAGCCCGAGACGCTGACAGTGCAAAATTCCACATTGACAGATTGAACTATTATGAGGGTGAATTAGTTTCAAAAAATAATTTTAATTATATGATGATTGATGAAGCTGCTATACCAGTAAATGTATATATGGGAGTTGACTTGGCTTATGAAGCAAATGCTAGAAGTGACTATCAAGTTATTGTTACTATTGCTATGGATAAGAATAGAAATGTATATTTAGTTGACTATTATAGAGAACATTCTCCTTTATATGATATGCCAAATAGAATTATTAAATATGCTAAAATGTATCACCCAGTAAGAAGAGTTAATGTTGAAAAGGTTGGTGCACAAGGATTAATTAAAGATTATGTAAATCAACTTTCTGGAACAGACAGAAAGCTTGCACCTGGATTAGCACAAGGTGTTAGACCTCCTAATGGTATTAAAAAAGAAGACAGATTAGAAGCTTTATTATGTCCTATAGTAAATAGTAGAAAATTATATATTAAAAAAGAACATGCAGAATTAGTAGATGAGATGTTCGAGTTTCCAAAAGGTAAAAATGATGACCTTCTAGATGGTTTGTGGTATAGTGTTACTACTGCAAAGCCTCCAAAAAGCTCTGCAATGGATATAGATAAGTTCAACGAAAACTCGGAAAAAGGCCCAGATATAGGCGTAAAACGAGCGATTTCTTGGATTACTGGGCAAAAAACATAATAATATCTTGACACAAGTAAAAAAATAATAGTATTTTTCTTATAAAATTTAAATTGGGAGAATACTATCAATTACGACGACAACAAATCAAAACCTCAAATTACAAAAGATTTGTTTAGAAGATGGCGAGATGCTAGAGAAACATGGGATGTTGAAGCTAGAAACGCTGTTGATTTTGTATTAGGAAATCATTACACTTCAGACGAATCAGATGCATTACAATCTGTTGGACAAGCAGATTTTGTTATTGACAGAGTATATGCAGCTGTAGATAAATTAAAATCACTTCTTACTTCTAAACCAGCTAGATTTATGGCTATTGGCAGAGAAGATTCAGATAATAGGCTTGCTAATGTTTGGAGTGGTATATTAGAATATGTATGGGATATATCAAAAGGTGATACTGTATTTAAACAAGTAGTTCATGACTATGCAGTAACAGGTCTTGGATATATGTATGTTTATGTTGACCCAGAAGACGATTTCGGACGAGGCGAAGTAAAGTATACTCACATAGACCCTTTTAGAGTTTATGTAGACCCAGCTTCTAGAGATAGATATTTTAGAGATGCTTCTGGTATTATTATGTCAACATATCTTACCAGAGAACAATTAATTAATTTATATCCACAAATAAAAGATATTGTTGATGATATTGAAGTTGGAGCAAATAGTTTATATGGAGAAGACTATCCAAGTTCTAATTTAAAAAATAGTAATCAAGTATTTACTCCAGATGAAGCAAAAGATTTAGACTATCTTGTAAATCAAAAATATCAAATATTAGATAGATTTTATAAATTAAAAGTTCCATACTACAGATTATTTAGTGTAGTTGATGGACAAGAAAAAGTAGTTGATATTGAAAAATACAATTTACTTCTAGAAGATGAAGAAGTAGCAAATGCTATAGAAACAGGACAGTTAGAAGTAACTGAAATACAACAAACAAGAATTGCTCACTGCTCAAGTGTTGGTGATACATTATTATTTGAGCGTATTCTAAACACTGACATATATCCGATTATTCCATTTTCTAACATATGGACAAATACTCCCTATCCAAAATCGGACGTGAACAAGGTTAAAGACTCTCAAAGGCTTTTAAATAAGTTATTCTCTTTGACCTTGTCACACGCTCAATCAGCAGCTGGGCTTAAGTTATTGGTTCCTGAAGGCAGTGTGGACAATATTAGCCAATTAGAAAAAGACTGGGCTAATCCAAATGCGGTTATAGAATATAACCCAGAATTTGGTAATCCATACTTTCCTCAACCAGCTCCGCTCACCAGTGAATTTTATTATCTTATAGATAGAGTGGAGAAATATATAGATTTAAATTTTGGTATACCTGAATTATTACAAGGGTTCCAGGATAAAGCACCAGACTCTGTAAGAGGAACTATGCTTATATCACAAATGGGTGAATCTAGAGGTAAATCAAAATTAAGAGATATTGAAGGAAGTTTATCAATGGTAGGAAAGGTTGTTTATAATCTTTGTAAAGACCATTATGACTTTGAAAAGAAAATTAAGATTGTACAATCTAATAACAACTTAACAGAGTTTACTATTAATAATAGATTGTATGATGATAAAAGATTGGAAATCTTGTCCATTGAAAATGATATTTCATTAGGACAACATGATATCCGAGTAGTATCAGGCTCAACGTTACCTAGCAACAAGCAAGTAGAATATAACACTTACCTTGAAGCTTATAAACTTGGTCTGGTAGATGATGTCGAGGTTTTAAAGAAAACTGAAATCTTTGACAAAGAAGGTGTTCTTCAAAGAAAAGGACGTATGGCTCAAATGCAATCCTACATAGCACAACTTGAAAATCAAGTAAAGAAACTTTCAGGAGACTTGCAGACAGCAGATAGAGAAATGGTTAATGCTCGTAAGAGAGTAGAAACTGAGAAGTTCAAATCTAGGCTGAATGAAGTTATCCAAGATACGAAAGTTAAAGAAAGAGGAAAGCTACAAGACTTAGGAAGAGCAATTGACAATATGTCCGATGATGAAGGATAATAAGTAAAACGAGACGGTTCTGCATTATTAAATGAAATCGTCGGAAGGAAAAGTAAAAAATGGCAAATGAACAAGAAAACCAACAGGTTGAACAGGTAGACCCAATTGTTGCAGGAGCTGCTGGAACTGAGTCAACTATTTCAGTAGAAGAGCAACCAGCTGAAGGTGAAGAAACATCTGAAGCGGTTGATTGGGAAGCAGAAGCAAAAAAGTTTCAATCAATGTATGATAAAAAAACAGCTGAATATGAAAACTTTAACAAAGAAGCTCAAGAGCTTTATCAGTTAAAAAATCTATTAGCTGAAAGACCAGACGTTGTGCAAGCTATGGAATCTGTTCTTAGTGGACAATCTGCTGAGGCACAAAAGAGCAACGACGAAATCGTAAGTCAAGAATCTTTTGACCCTTGGGATGCTTATTACAAGCCAGACTCTCCATCCTACAAAATGAGGGTGCAAAGAGAAACTGAGCTTGTACACAAAACAGTTGACCAAGAACTTGGTAAACTGCAGCAGGCTATGGCAGTAAATAATTTAAAAAGTGAGTTAAAGTCTAGACATAAAATGTCTGACTATGAAGCTGAAGACTTTATTCAGTTTGCTACTACACCAAGAGGTGACTTACCAATCGATACTCTTATCAAAGTATATAGAGAAAGAGATGGTAGAAAAGTAAACGAAAACAAGAAAGCAGTTGAAAAAGCTCAAAGTATTCCTCAATCGGCCGGAGTACTCCAAGGTGCAGAGCCACCACAAAAAGGAGAAAAAGACCAAGTGTGGGATAGAATTATGAATGCTGGTAGCATAGGAAGAATAGCAAAAAAGTAAATTTAGGAGAAAAAAATGGCTTTTAATCAAGGACAACTAAAGTCATCACAGATTACTGCTGCTGCAGCTAACGCTGGTGTGGGTCAGGCCCCAGACCAAAGAAGGCTGTACGACTTTTCTGATAGAGTTTCAGAACTTATGCCAGAAGAGTCACCATTTTTCGTCTACCTAAGTCAAGTTTCTAAAGTTGCTACAGATGATTCTGTATTTCGTTTCTTAGAAAACAGAACAGGTATTAACTACACATCTCGTAACTTTAGTTTGGCTGCGGACGTAAATGGCGGTAGTGCTGTATCTGCGGGCTCTGTCTACGATTTTACAATCGATGATGGAGCAGGAGCTGGAATTGGCTTCGTTACCAAAGGTATGGTAGTAGCAGTGAAAACTGTTGACGACACAAACGGTTATGGACAAGCGTTAGTTAGAGTTGAGTCAGCACCTAATGTACAAACAGCATCAACTACCTTCTCAGGTAGAGTTATTGATGTGTCAAATTCAAGCGTATCAGGATACAATGTTTTATCAGATAATGATGAAGCACAAATCGTTGGTACATCATTTGAAGAAGGAACAGGTTCACCTGATACTTTCTCAGATACAATTGAAGATGACTATGGGTATACTCAAATCTTTAAAACAGCTTGTGAATTAACTAACACAGCAATAGCTACAAGATATCGTGGCTATGAGAATGAATTCGATAGAATTTGGGCTCAAAAATTACGTGAACACAAAGTAGACATCGAAAGAGCTATGCTTTTCGGTCAAAAAGCTCGTGTTAACGGAGTACAATACACTGAAGGTCTTGTTGGACACATTGTAAAAAATGTTGCTCCAGTAACTGACAATTCAGCATTTTCATATTCATCAGGTGCGCCTTATTACAGAAGTGTAACTCAGGCTGAATTAACTTATGATAGATTACTTGCTGACTTAGAGGTTATATTTGACCCTGCAAGAGGCGGTTCAGGTGAAAGACTTGTATTAGCTTCATTGCCAGTAATTACATTCTTTAACAAAATGGGCGACGGTGCTTTCATTGATGCTTCTATAGGTCAATCATCTACTCCATTTAGAGTAAACATGAACAATGTACAAGGTAACTTCGGTCACCAGTTAATGGAAATTAACACTGTACACGGTTCTATGTACTTAGTGAAAGAACCTCTATTTAGAGGTATTGCAAGTGGCTTCATGCTTATGGCTGATATGTCTAAATTAGCATACAGACCATTAGTTGGAAACGGAATTAATCGTGATACTCAAATCATGACAAACGTACAAAATGCGGATGAGGATTTAAGAAAAGACATGATTATGACCGAAGCTGGTCTTGAAATCACACTTCCAGAATGTCATGCTCTATACAACGTGGAGGGATTATAAGATGGCAAGAGGTAGTATATTAGAAAAAAATAGCGGTAATGGTGGATATTTATTACCAGTTGAAAAAGTAACTGCAGCTAAAACTTTAGATGCAGTTAAAGATAGTGGCAAGGTTTTAGTTGTCGCTAACGCTGGTAGTGCATATGAAATCACTTTACCTACAACTTTAGAAGTTGGAACTCAGTATAAACTAATCTTTGAAGATTCACCAAATGCAGCAGTCACTATTGCAGCTGGCTCAGCAATTCTGTTTGGTAAAATCGCAGAAGGTGAAGTTGATACTAGCGATGATGCACCAGGTTCAGCAGGTGCTACAGGTGTTTCAAATGTAATTTTTGGAACAACTACCGATGAAGGTGACCACATTGACATCGTTTGCGATGGTACAAAATGGTACTTCAATGGTATGACAGCCGTAGACGGAGCTGTAACAACATCATAATAGTTATTAGGTACTATGGAGTGGGCTAGTCCCACTCCGAAACCTATAAAGAATTTTAATTAATAGGAGATAAAATGGCAAATTACAATGTAGTAACTAAGATTATTATTGGAAATCTAAGCCCAGACGCTGATTCTGTATCTGGTTCTTTAGCTAAAGAAATTACAGATTATATTGAAACACTAGATGATTCTACTGGAGCAATTATAGACATACAAGCTACAGAGCTTGACAGAGGTAGAATTGCATATATTATAGTTCATAAAGGATAATGGCTAACTGTCAACATTGTAGTGAGCCTAACCCAGAAGGATACTTTAATTGTCCTTCATGTGGGTTAAGAGCAGCTCCTAATAAATGGAATACGAATTTTGTTATTAGAGAAAACAACTCAATGGCAAGAGCTATTCGTACAGACCAAATAGATTTTAATACTTTGTCTATGGAAGACAGTATGAAAAAAATGAAAGAAAGCGCAAGTAAACAAAAACCTGCACCAAGCGGGAAAGGTATAAGGGTAATGTAATGCCAATGGTAGGAAAGAAAAAATTTTCATATACGAAAGCTGGAAAAAAGAAAGCAAAAGCTTATGCTAAAAAAACTGGAAAGAAGATGAGCAATGCCAAGAAAAAAAGCTACAAAAAGTAAGACTACTAGAA